GAGGCTAGTGCTGGACCTGACAGTTCCGCAGCGATAAGGTCAGCCTGACGTTCAGGAGTACGAGCACCAGAGTTAATGGCGATCTTCTTCCTAATCTAAGGAGGAGCCGAAGCAATGAGGTTCTGGATACGTCCAGAGAAGTTCTTATCAAGGTTCTGAATGTAGCTCTGAGGCTTATCCTTTGCAAGATAAGAGAACAGAGAGTTATCGGAGCCTTCAACGAAGTCCGTCAGATTAACATTGGATTTCTTTGTACCATCACGGACTGTTCCACCAACCTTATCACGGAGGGTAAGGTCAGCCTGAGCTTCAAACTCAGCAGCCTGTTTAGTGAAGGCAGCACCTTGGAAACTATTGGTAAGCTGGTCAAGCTGCTTGAAGTAGCTGTCACCATAGGCACGGGGGTCACCACCCTTACGGGCGTGGGCCTCAGCCCAAGCTTCTTTCTTGATCTTGGCGATCTCAGCAGTGAGACCTTCACGATCATTTTCAAAGGGGAGAAGACGGGTACCATACTTCGTGTAGAAGTCCTGAGTAGCCGCACGGTCACCAGTTACCTCTTCAACCTTGTTACGGGTAATTGCGCTACCCTTACCAAAGGAGAACAGATCAAAGATGCCTGACTTCTGGTTTTTAATTTGATTAGCATTGTTGCCCTCGCCAAGCTCCTGTGCAATCGAGTCATAATAGGCATAATCAGCCTGACCCTGTGCATGTGAAGCTTTGGCCTGTTTGGCCGCAAGAGTATCACCAAGAACCCCAAGAGACTTCGCCAGTTCCATAAACCCGGAGCCAGCATTCTTGTCCCAATAGGGGCGACTGTAAACGTCAGCACCTTGGTAAGTGCGGGCCTCAGGGGCCACTGTGTTCATATCAATGGGTTCTCTAGCCATTATGCAAATACCGCCGAAGCTGCGTTGATGGCGAGGCCAAGCGGGTTAGGCATAGCAGCATAAGGAATCGAATAGATACGATCCTTAGCCCTAGCGTGAGCCGTCTTACCAGCACTTTCGAACATCAACTGGTTCTGTTCAAATGCAGAGGCAATTCTGAAGTCATTTTCAGAAGCCTTGCTGAGGAGAGCGTTACGTACAGCACTGACGGAGTTACCCGTAGTTCCAGTGCTGGTAGCCATCGCAATAGCCTGACCCTGCTTCTCACGAGCATCCAGAGTAGCGTCAAATCGCTTCTGCTGGGTCTCGACGGCACGGGCGCGGAAGTTACGGGTGTTATCCGTAATCTCCTGCATATAGGCTTGGCGGGCATTTTGAATGTTTCGATTAGCGGCATCGTTCTGAGCATTGGCCGCTTGGACCTGGCCCACAAACGACATGCCAGAAGAAGCGACACCTAGAATAGCAGGGAGTGCTGCGACACACATTTGAGCCTCGTTACTGAAATGAAATTGTGATTATTGACCCTGTAGAACTTACCAAGCTTGAAGCCGCTATAGACTAGCCACAGTTGGTGGGCAGTGTTACGGGGGTCAGCCAATGCATACAGGAGGGACGAATCCAACTCCTCATGCAATAGGTCCATATGGGTACGGGTGTTACGTAAGAATTGTTTGGAGCAATTGGCTAATTGATCCGTAGCTAGCATCCACACACTGGCTGTTCCATTGCCATTGGGGACGCCCCCATACATTGCCACGGGGTTACCATCCTCCATGAGGGAATAGCAAATGGGAGATGAGGACATACTGTAGTACAGCCCCTCATACGGGGTCATACCAGAGTACGCCTCAATCTCCTTCTTATCTGCGCTACGGAGGAGAGGAGCCATGTATTCCACATGGGCTACCTCAGCCTTCGTTTTAGAGAGCATTAGAACCTCTGTTTAGCCTTAGGTGTCCACTGGCCATACCACTCCGCAGAGGAGAAGCAAGAGTGGAACGGGGTGTCGTTAGTGACCCTGATCTTAACATGCCTACCATCTTCAAACACGGGGAACCTAAATTCACCGCTATCCAATGGGACTACATCAAGGATCGTATTGTCATCACCCCATACGAATGAAGTGAAGTCACCCACAAACCTGGGCTGGTTGTCTTTACCGATAACCTCTACCTTGAAGGCAGAAGTGTCTTCGTAGTTCAGAGAGAAATACCTGATGGACAGAACACCGTCCTGAATAGCACCAGTAGCATTCTGTTTAGCCTCCCTCAGAATGAAGGGGCTGAACTCCATCTCGTAATCATAAGTCTCACCAATGATAGCATCTACAGTTTCCCAATTACCTTGAACTAGGAACTGATTAGCACCTAGCAAATGGAGCTTGGGATAGTAGCCTACTGCCCTCAGTTCAGCATCCTTAGCCACAATACGTAGCCGTGTAGGATCATACTGGTAGGGAAGAATGAAGTGAGTGGTGTTAGAGATAGGGTCATACTTATGGCTACAGTCATTGTTAGTGATCTGGCTATCCAGATAGACAGTCAGGTCATAAGCAGAACGGACAGCATCATCATCCAAGTCAATCGACATGAGGTACATACCATCATTTCGGTTAACGAAGAGGAACAGGGTGCTACCAGAGACTAGCAGGGATTTAATCTGGAAACCAAATTCCCAGTAGTTCCATGCAGACTGAATTTTACCCTGAGGGCCATCAAGATACTTATAGACGTAGAGCCTGTAGTCATTGTCACCCAAGAGGAAGATAGTGGAAGCCTTAGGGACACCCACCAGCGCCTTAATAGGTGCAGGGATGTACTCAGGCACCTGAATAGAAGTTACATCAGCTTCCTCAGTCATACCATCGTCGGCCACCTTGTACTCATACAGCTTGGCCCACTTACTAGAGTCCTCCGTGAAGTAGACAGAACTGTCCATAGCAATCGGGGGGATAGAGCGGGAGCAATCATATGCTGAGGCAGCAACCAATGAAGCAGAGCGGGGAGATAGGGTCTGACCAGCATCAAGGATGAACTGGGATTTATCGGAGAATACTAGGAGCTTCTTGTTGAACTGAAGTCCATGGAACAGGTTAGCCTGTCTACCAGTGACAGCAGCGATATCAATCAACTCATTGTCCAGAAGCTGGATCACTGTGGATCGATAGAAGTTCTCGTAGTTATCCGCCTCAGACATGATCACATTCTCACCAGAGAGGAGCACCAGCCTACCCTTGTACAGGGTCATGCTGTTGATCGTCTGGTTAACAAATGCGGGATGGGGGTTAGTCTCATTGTCACCAACCACTCGTTCCTTCCAAACATGCTGCTTGAAAGTGAACTGGTCAGTGGCCTCGTTATACACTAGAACATGAGGCATGGTGGAGGGATCGAAGGCACTCTTAGTTTCCCAGCCCCAGGTTTCACGCCACAGGTTGTTCTGGTACACTACATAATAATCGTCACCATGATCACCAGCGTCACCCTTAACCTTAACCACACGATGTTCTCGACAGGAGGGAGGGAGCTTGGAGAAGTTCTCAATCTCAGCACCAAAGACTTCCATGGACTGACCACCATCACCATCACTGGTTTCCACCTTGTATCCCGCTGGCATTGGCACAGTGATACAGGAGTTATTGATGGTCCAGCCGCCATAACCAGCCTTGTTCAGGCCAGTAGCGAGAGTATTGGCGATGGTACTAGTACGCTGAAGGATAGTCTTCTTATCGACGTTGGACTGTGTAACCATGTACGTAATACGCACACCATTAACGTAGATGGCGTAGTTAGCGTTTGGTACAGCCTCTTTAACAAAGATAGACCAGAACAGAGAGGGGTTTAGCCTCTCAGGGGTTTCTCTAATACCGTAGTTTCTGACCTTAACATTCTTGTTACAGATAAAGGTAGTGTCAGCAACTGTCACATAAGAGTAATCTGAGGGAGCTTGGGAGTTGAGATAGGCGAGGCCATTGGGAAGGTGGACAACCTTCTGTTCACCCGTCTTAGCATTGAACACACGAATATCATTCGACTTGATGACAACGATAAACGACTTGCCATCGAAGCGTTCAATGAGGGTGGTGGACAGGCCAGCGTTCTCATTCGCACCCATGTATTTAATTGTCTTAGCAGGGGGTCTCTTCTGGTTACCTGTGACTACTGACAGCCAAGCGTTCTTCTGGTGTGCCATGGCAGTATTCAGTCGAAGGGTAACCGCCTGTTGAGAGACACCATCCGTTAGTTTCGGGAGGGAGCCAGCAACAATCGGCATTCATTACCTCCCGTATCGATTAAGAGTTTCAAGGGAAGAGAAGTTCTGATAGACAAGGTTATAGTCGCCATTCTCAGTTTCCTCATGTGCGAGGTTAGAACGGGCGATAGCTTCGTCATCAGCATTAAACTGGGAAATCTCCACAGAACCAAACATACGCTCTTGGAAAAGGCGGGCTGCACGTACAGTAATGAAGCGCCTAGCTGCCTCAGAGATTTCTTCGAAGTCAAGAGCAACAATAACTTCTACTTTGATCTTTGACTTAAATTTGAAAGTGTTATTAGCACGGTCATACATTCGTAGACCACGTTGAACCACATCAAGCTGGTAGCTGTCTTCACAGACATCAGCCTTGAGGATGTTCTTAGGAAGATGGATGTAACCGTTCTCATCAGGTTCGATCCAAAGCCTCTCTGTATTCCAGACGAAGCCTACGTTCTGAGTTTCACGGGACACTTCATCAATAGTGTCGAAAGCAATCTGGGCATCAACAGGGACCGCTACGTCCAGATTAGCTACAGACGGCTGGCCGACATTGTTGAGGCAGATGTTGACCGCCTGGAGCTTGGTAGTAGGATTAAGAGCCATTGTAATGCCTTTAATTAGAATGAAACAGGGGAGCCTGTTAAGACCCCCCTGTCAATTAGTTACGGACCAGCCGAAGCCGAAGCACGGACTTCGAACAGACCATCAGGACGGACCACGCCGTGACCGATAGCCATCTTGGACACCATCAGCGTACCCTGACGGCGGATGTCCCATTCCATTTCAGTCGCAATGTCCAGCACCTTGACGGTAGCCAGCGAGGACTCATGGACGATCATCGCAACCGTATCGGAAGCGTTAATAGCGTACTTGTTCTGGTAATCCGGGTAGGTCGAGACCTCAGCGGTATGATCCAGAGACAGGTTGTTAGTCTTGATCAGGTTAAGACCAGCGACCTTCAGGATCGTACCATCCGAATAGACACCATTCTGACCACCGAAGTCGCGGTCAAGGAGCTTATCGGAAGTCACGAACTGCCAATAGGTAGCCGGGGAGATGAAGCACCAACGGCCCTCTTCAGGGATGTTGTTCTCGTCCATCTTCTGCGCCACCGCATAGAGGCCAGCGATCTTCTCATCAAGGGTCGGATCAGCCTTACCAAGGTCAAGCGAAACCGCGTCACCCTGATCAGCCGTACCCTTACCAAGGCCGTTCGCACCAGTGTCACGAGCCGCCTTAACAGCGAGGGACAGGAGGTTACGGTCATAAACCTGGGCAAGAGCTTCACCCATCTGCTTGGAGAACTCACCACGAACTTCGAAGTGGTTCATCGCCTCATCAATGCGGGCCACGAAGGTCGCAGAGATAAGCAGATCGTCAACGGTCACGACCTTCTCACCGATGTTGATCTGGTCACCCAGAATTTCAGCACCCGGAGTGTGGTACGCGGCCTTCGTGCGACCGATAGCTGCGAACGAGGCAGACTTACCAGAGGCCAGAGTGCGGGTACGCACCTTGTCCTTCAGGACGCACTTGTTGTTATAGACGGACATAACTTCGCCACTGAACACTTTGAGGAACAGTTCGCGCTTGTCCGTACCCTGCATATTCGCACCAAGGCGAACGGGGGTTGCATTAGCCATTTTTAGATTTCCTTTGTAGGAGAGAGTTGAGTTTTCTTGTTTTGGTAGTATTGAACTCCCGCCTTCAAATTAGGTTGTCCATTGTGCCTCATCCGCGAACGAGGATTAACGGGCCAAACTGAAATGCAGTTTAGTTCTAAGCGAGGTAAGTTAATGCTTACCCCGGTTCTTGCGCTTACTCATGATCTGTAGGTTAGACCTACGATTATCACGGGGGTTGCCGTTCTTATGATCAACATCTTTACCAGCAACGGCAGCTTTCCCGTGCTTCTTGATCATCAAACGCCTAGCCTTGTGGCGCATAGATTGGTTATGGAGTTGCTCAGGAGTACCCTGATAATCGCGGTACTCCTTCGCGTAATTGCGAGGTTTCTTAGCCATATCAGGTATCCTGATGGAGGAGAGCCTTGGCCTTCTTCCGGTCATACACCCGCTTACTCTTGATTACCCTAACTTTATACTTAGGGGTCCTGAGGTCTTTGGCTATAGGATTACGGTTCTTTGCCATAGGCTCTCCTTATTGGTTAAAGAAGGTTACCAGACCGTGCGATCTTGGCTTCAACCTCTGCAACGTATGCAGGGTCCTTACCATATCGCGGATCATTCATCGCAGCTTCAACCTGTTTCCAACTCTTGTAGCCGCCTTCTTCCTTCGAAGAGGAGCCACCAATGTTGACCTTGGGTTCAAAGCCTTCAGCCGCCTTATAGCGGGCAGCAAGGCCCTTCACAGCGAGGAGGGTCTGGTTCATGTTGCCAGAGTTGACTGCCGAATTGTAGGCATCGATCTCTGCATCATTCATGTTATCCGCTGCCCAAGTGAGCATCGAATTATAGTTTTCCTCACCACCAGCTTCATTGAAGACGGTAGCGCGGGTAGATTCTACGATTGCTTCTTGTCCTGCGATGAAAGCATCGACAAGATTTCGGGGGATTCCAGACTTCTCAAGGGCCTTGTAAGAACCTTCAGCCAGTTCGCCTGAGTCCCAGTATTCCTTAGAGAGAGCATCGAAATCCAATCCAGACTTTTTGACGGCGGCTTTTGCTGCATCAACGGTGGCGTCACTATCGGCTCCATCGTCTTCTGCATCTCCACCTTCTTCGTCCGTTTCTTCCGGGGCTTTGGTGTCTTCATCGTTACCCTTCTTTCCAGCCGACTGTTTCTTTTCCAGTTCGGAGTATGCCTTAGCAAGAGCCTCGTAGTCAGGCTCCCCGTCACGCATAAACTTCTCAGGGATTGCCGGGGCCTCTTCCTTGGGAGCTACTGCATCCTGTGCAGCGGCTTCTTCCTCAAGAGAGGGATTGGGGTTAGCTTCGATAAGCTCTTTAACGTGAGCTTCTGCCATTAATAAACCTTACTGGGTTGGGGGTTGAGCTTGTGCATTAATCATCGCATCAGCGGCACCCTTGGTAGCATTAGGAATGGCTGCTTTAGCCATGTCTGCCATCTGGGCCATCTGTTGCTGTTGCATCTGCTGTTCCTGTTCCTTTGCAATCTCTTCATCAGTCTTAACCAGACCCTTCATGTCAATCATGAGGGAGGTACCAACGCGAGTAATAAGATCACCAATGTTCATGCGCTGAAGAGCGTCAGGACCAAGGGGCTGTAGCGCCTGGAGGAACATGGAGTATTTCTGAAGATCGTGACCTCTACCAAGAGCCGACAGACCAGTGACGATAGCGGGGGACACAATGCCCTTGGGAAGCTTAGGGAGCCTCTTCTGGCGCGTCATACGATCCATGAGACGATGGACCAGTGGTAGCTGGAACTCTTGGCTCAGGATGGAATAGACGCCGCCTAGAGCATCCTCTAGCTCACCAGCTACGTATCGTACTTCCTCAGCAGTCACACGTTCAGCTTGACGCTGGATGGCAGTGTTCATCAGGAAGGCGAACGCAAGTCGCTCACTGATGTCCTTAGATGCCGACTGTGCTACAGAGAAGTCTGCATGTTTCTGAACTTGAAGAACCGTGACTTCATTGGCATTGCCAGTGACTACATCACAGTTGTTAGCATCAGAAAGAACTTTGGCTTTAGTGGTGCCGTTGGGGTTAACAAGGAATAGAACCTTCGCGGATGCCGCAGCACCTTCTACGATGGCCTTGGAAAGCCCCTCAAGGCTAATCAAGTCACCAAGGTATTCTTCTACGTAGGAACGTCCATAGTCCTCACCGTCGATCCTAGTCCAGCGGAGTGGGATCATGGGAGACTTATCGATAGGCCACTGACCGTGACTACCGGGGACTACCTTGCCATTAATTTCCTGATGCATGTACCACTGGCCGTCTTTGCGTTCCAGTGAGGTATACAGCTTCAGGGATTTATCAGCTTTCTTATCTTCAGGGGTTTGGGAGGTTAGGGTGGACTGCTGCGGTTTAATGAAATCTCGCAGGGGTCCGGTGAGAGTGTCTGAATTGACCTCTTCTTCGATTGTAATATCCAGCACACTACCGTTCTGATCACGGGTCACTACGTACTGGTCAAGTCTAAATACTCTAATACCGCCATCAGCGGGGAGGTACAGCAGCGTATTGCCGCCAACAATGAGATACTTCAGTCCTTCAAAAATGGGACTGCGGATACCACTACCTTCGATCTCAGCCTGAACATCACGTTCAATTTGGTTGAGGGCTTCCTCGACCTTTGCACGAGCATTCGGATCACCCGTCATCTCTGATACCGTCTTGTCATCTACAACGAGACGGAAGAACGGAGAGTTAACCGGGAGCATCGCCAAGAGGAGCTTGGAGGCGAGGTTGTTAACACCCCGCGCTCCAATGCCCTGATAGGGAGTATAGAACTTAGTAGACTTGTTATGCCCGCTCGGCGGGATCAGGGTAGGGATTGTGAACTTAGCACAGTCCCTAGCCCTGTCGAGAAAAGTTTGTCGGTCAGACACCTTATCGGCGTACCTGGAGGCAAGCCTACCAGCCGTAGGTGTTAGACTTTCCATTAGCCAAGTCCGTTCGCATTTGCCTTAGGGGCGCTGCTGTTAATTCCAAGACCAGCCGTAGTAGCCGTCGAGTACTTCTTGGTACCCTGAGACTTCTTACGAACGCTGTTCTCGACGCCAAGACCGTTGTCCATTACAGGAGCAGCCTGTTCAAGGACGGGCGGGGGCGGCGGCGGGGGCGCTGGCGGTTCAGGGGGCTTAGGTGGCCGCATACACATATTATTTTCTTCCTGTTAGAGAGTTTTCAATTTGATCTTCGTGTAGTTGTTTCAGGTGTCGTACTACACTAGCTGCACCAACTGCCATCCATACCTCACGCTCAGTCCAATTAGGATTAGGGCATTTGTCAGGGTGGATTAGCTGAAGGTAAGCGACCAGTTCAGGTGACACATATGGAAGCTTTTCCATTAGATACCGCAACTCCCACCAGAGCCAGAGATTTCACAGATGTCATGTGTCTCCACATGCTCTTCGAAAGACTGACCAAGCTTCTCCTTAGCCTCAGCATAAGGAACAGCAGTAAGGGGCTGACCACCCCGTGATCCATCAGGATAACAGGTGAAACCACGGAGACGGTGTGCATACTTCGCCAGTGTTTCGGTGAAGTGTTCCACAGTATCAGGGTTGTTCAAGTCAGAACCCCAAGAGGGGAGATTAATAGTAGAGGAGATAGACTGATCCACGTAGTCCTGAATGTCAGCCTGAAACCTAATGCGCTGTTCCGGTGCCTGAGCAAGGTCCAGTGCAGATTCGATCTTGTCAGGATTAGCTCCATAGAGATCGATCAGTTCAACAGCAGCACCGTCTACAACATACTCATATGTCCAACGGTTGTGTTTCAGGAACCTACGCTTATAGGCAACAGCAAAGATCGGTTCGATGCCTGTAGAAGTGCCAGCCAAAATTCCAATGGTGCCAGTAGGAGCAATGGCGCGATTGGCGACTGGGCGACTAATGCAAAGAGCATCAGCATAAGATTTAGAAGTTCCATCAGATTCTCCTTTGTAAACTCCAAGCCAGCGGTGTAGCTCAGGAGTAACCTCGTATTTATAACCACGCTTGATAAGCCATTCATGGATACCCATCAGGCCAAGACCAAGGCGGCGGTTCTTCTCACGGGTACGATACACCTTGTCATAAGGCAAATCGGCTTCCAGTGTGCCACACATGAGGAACATGGTACCAAGACGAACAATGTCTCGGAACTCCTCAATGGTTTCTACACGGCCCATGTTTACACTTGCAAGGTTGCATACGTCAGAGTCATCCTCAGAAGTAACCTCAGTACAGGCGTTTCGTAGGGTTTCATTCTCCTTATCAAAGAAGTTAAACGAGAAACCTGGCTCTGCTGTAGAGAGAGCCTGTCGTACATTCTCACGGAACACATCACCCACATCACCTGTCTGCCAGTAGTTAAGCAGCCAAGCAGTGTCATAGTTCACAGAGATATTAGTCATGTCGAGAGGGGCAGGGAAGTTGAAGTCATGCTGCTTGACATCCCAGAGGGTCTTGTCAGTGCCAGCAATCTTCATGTGCTTCCAATCCTTAGAATGGAGGAAGGCATTAACATCAGAGTGGGAGTGGCGAAGAGAAGCGTAGATAGCAGAACGGCGAGAGCCACCCTGCATCACTCGTCTACCAATCTCATTGATCATCTGCATCTTGGGAATAGGGCCACTAGCTTTACCACCAGTGCGGCCCAGAGGCGCACCTTCACCCCGGTATACAGAGTAGTCAATGCCAATCCCTCCACCTGTCATCAAGGCACTTTCAGATTTCCACGAGAGGTTCGCCCAATCTTCACGGGTGTCTTCCTCAGCCTTCAAGAGGTAACAATTATTATAGAACTTAGCGTCACGACCAGCGTAGTAGAGGTATCGTCCACCAGCAATGAGCTTCATGTCAGCCATGTAGTTGACCAACTGAGCCTTGTCATTCTTGGACATACGGTCCCTTACCACAGTCTCAACGAGAACACGGCAAAGGTCAGACCAAGTTTCACAGCCTTCATGGGCGTACTTGGTGTTAAAGATCGTCTCACTAAAGGAGCTACGGAACATAGGATTGGTGTTAGATCGAAACGCCATTAGTACTCCATGGTTGTTAGAGGGGTTTGAATTTGATTGTCGGCCAGCGCCTAGCACTGACCCCGGAGCATTGCTCAAATTGGATGTGCGGGCCTCTCCCCGCTTGTCACGCCACCCTGACGTTTGGTATCAGTTCGCTAAACTGTCACGCCTATAGCTACCCGTGGCATTTAACCTCTCCACGGCTGAGGTTTCCCCGGAGGGAACTAGGTTAGTAGCTCTTAGCGATGTCGCTCAGGTCAGCCTCAACGTAATGGGGACCCTTAAGGATTTTCCCATCTTCACGCTTCACAGGCTTACCATCAGAGCCAAGCTTACTCATGTTAGACTGATGTACACGAGCGAAGGCTTCTTCACGAATGCTATCAGGAATACCCTGAAGCCAATAAAGGATCATTGCCACATCTTCGAATCCATCGACAGAT